GCAGAACAATGGAGGTTGCCTGTAATATGTGTAGTAACCGTGAAGGAAGATGACCCAGAAGAAGGGTACAAGAAGTCAACAGAGTTGGCTGCTAAAGTGAGAAGTGTTATTTTGAAAGACCGTTCATTAGGCTTGAGGCAATTTGTCCAGGATGCCAAGAGCCTACAGTTCGAAGCTGGTGGACCAAACAATCAACAAGGTTCTTTGTTTGGTGCTGCAGCGACAATCGAAGTATTGTTTACAATCCTGGAACCATAAATTTTGGAGGTGAATTAACATGGCAAAGATATTAAGATATTTGGGTTTGGCAGAAGAGACAACGTTTGCCGAGCCTGCAGAAGCAGAGTTTCATGTAGATATAGCAAGTGCTTCTCTTGACTCACCTTCTGACACTCACCTGGACTTTGAGTCCAGCATGGGTAGGGGAGCAAGAATGCACAGACCTGGGTTCTATAGTCCAAGTGGTAACATTGTGTATGCGTTTGACATTAAGACTATCAGGTGGTTACTGAAATGGACACTGGGTGGATATGTGTTTACCGACCTGGATAACCTGCATGAGATTTATGCCAGTGACAACACCGACCTTCCGAGTTTCACAGCAAGGTTAGGTAAAGACTTGTTTGAACACGTGTTCACTGGATGTAAGATTAACAGCCTGGAGATATCCGTTGAGGACAGTTTCTGCCAGGCAACAGCAGAACTGGTTGCAGTGAAGGATAGCAAGGCAGTTCTCAAGGAACAACACGAACTGAAACTACCTGCAGACTATCCTTTGGCGTTCTATGACGTAACCATGAACTTGGATAACAGTGACATTTCCTCCCAGGTGAAGAGCTTCACCTTGTCAATCAGCAACGGTATTGATGCAGCAAGTGGAAGGAGTATTGGCAGTAGATACCCAAGAAAGCTATTGGCTGCAGAGAGGGAGATAACACTATCCAGCAGTATGTTCTTTGAGGATACCAGCCAGCTTGAAAGGTTCTGGGGAGGTTCTCTTGGACCAAGTGAGACAGGTTCTCAAGAATATAGCCTGGAGTTCAACTTTGATGCAGGTGGAGGTAAGGGCATGGTAATCAAACTGCCGAGGGTCATCCACACAAGCGTGGACATTCAACCTTCAGGTAGAGATGAATTGGTACAGGAGATTAGTGCCAAGGCATACATGGGTAGCATGTATTTGAATGATGGTGTTACTCCAATAACCACAGATATGTATGTGTCGATTGTCGACGACGTTGGAGGTGAAGGTTAATGGCAAAGCTGACGAAAGCTGATATACTGAAAGGAGTCAACAATGTCAGAACCCAGTACTTTGATAAGCTGGGTGGAGAGGTAGAGGTGAGACCTTTAACTGAAGGCGAATGGGCAGAAATAGAAGCATTGAGAAGCAGTGGAGCTAAAATTAAAGGCAAACCTACCTTTGACAAAAGTGGCAACTTGGACATTAAATCTATGCAGCAGAACCTACAGGTGGAAATTGACTCCAAGGAAATTCAACTTATGGAATTTGAAGCAAAGGCTAAAGCTGTTGCCTGGGGGTTAAGCACCAGTCCTGACAATCAATGGACGGTTGAGGAAGTTAAACAGCTAAGACCAGTTGGAGTTGTGGATGATATTGCAGAGTTTATTTTCAAAATCTCTGGGGTTACAGAGGAGGGTGCTGAAGAAGCACGCAACTTTCGCCAGGAGTGATGAGGGGCAAAGGATAGTCCAACTGCACCTGGCAGGGATACCTTTTGCAAAGTCTCAAGTGGACATGACACCAGCACAAGTAGAATTTTTTATTGAAGCGATTAACTATATGCATTTGATGCAAGAACAGGCTTCTCCTTCTCTTCCAACTTCTACACAAGCTGTAAGAGGGGGAGGGGAAGGAAAAAGCAATATTCTCAGAAAGATGGTAGAAGCCAGAAGAAGGGGGTGAGTGAATGTCCAACGTTATGGAAATAATTGTTAGAGCAGTAGACCAAGCCAGCAATGTTCTTAACAATATAGGTAAGCAAGGGGAGCAGGCTACCAAGAACCTTGAGAAGAGTTTCCAAAATGCAGGCAAAGCTATGACCAAGGCAGGTAAGACTCTTTCTACTCATGTAACTGCACCGTTAGCAGGACTTGCAACAGTATCAGTTGCAACTGTGGCTAAGTTCGACGACAGCATGTCTCAGGTTGCTGCTATCAGTGGTGCTACTGGCAACGACCTAGAAAGGTTGAGAGACTTAGCTAAAGACCTTGGTGCTACCACCAGATATTCTGCAAGTCAAGCAGCAGATGCAATGACTTATTTGGCACTTGCAGGTTACGATACTAACCAGATATTAAGTGCCACTCCTGGCATGTTGAACCTTGCAGCAGCAGCAGGCATGGATTTGGCAACTGCAGCAGATATTGTTACCGATACCATGAGTGGTTTCCAAATGAGTGCGGAGAGAGCAGGTGAGGCAGCAGATATATTTGCTGCAGCAAGTTCCAAGAGTAACACCAATGTTGAGCAACTTGGTGAAGCAATGAAATATGCTTCCTCTACTGCAAATGCAGCAGGAATGGACTTGGCACAGACTGCAGCTATCTTAGGTGTGTTTGCTGACAGTGGTGTTAAAGGAAGCATGGCAGGAACCACATTCAATGCTATATTGAGAGATATGAGGAACAAAGCAAAGGATGGGGCTATTGCTATAGGGGATATGTCCATTGCTTTATACAATGCAGACGGTACCATGAGAGACTTAGGTTCAATCATGGCTGACGTGGAACAAGCTACCAAAAACATGACCACAGCACAAAGAGACGCAGCATTAAGTGCAGTGTTCGGTTCCGAAGCTATGAGAGGTGTGAACATCTTGCTGGCAACAGGTTCTGAAAGGTACAAGGAACTGGAGCAAGCAATGTACAACTCTACAGGAACTTCACAGAAGATGGCAAAAACCATGGAAGATAACGTAGCAGGTACGTTCAGGGCCTTAAAGTCTCAGATGGAAGGTATCATGATACAGATAGGAGAGCAATTAGCACCTATACTGAGAGACACAATAATTCCTCTTTTATCTAGCTTTGGGGAAAAGATAAGCAACTTGATAAAGTGGTTTGCTGGGTTGGACGAAGGTACTAAAAGAACGATTATCACCATACTGGGCATAGTTGCAGCAGTTGGACCAGTTCTTGTATTCTTAGGTAAGGTAGTAGGAGCAATAGGAACTATGATAGGGATATTTACTAAACTTAAGACTGCATGGGCTGCAGTAACCACAGTGAGCAATCTGTTTAATGCATCACTCTTAGCGAATCCAATCACCTGGGTAATAGTTGGGATAATGGCACTGATTGCCGCAATAGTCCTTCTGTGGAAGAACTGGGATACCGTGAGTCAGTGGCTATCCAATAGCTGGGAGTGGATAAAGAAGACAGCCATGAACATATTCCAGGGGATAGCAGACTTCTTCACAGGTATCTGGGAAGGTATCAAGAACGTGGTAACCGAGGTGTGGGGAGCCATAACCGAGTTCTTCATCAACACCTGGGAGAACATCAAGCAGATTTTCAACAAGGCACTTGAAGCAATCAAGAACGTTATTAACAATGTATGGAATAGTGTTAAGAACGTAACCAGTACCGTTTGGAACGGTATCGTGAGTGTGATTACAGGTATCGTCAATGGTATAAAGAATGCCATAGGCACAGCATTCAACTGGATTAAGAACACTATCACCAACGTGTGGAACGGTGTGAAGAACACAACCAAGAGCATATGGGACTCCATGGTGACCATAATCAAAGCACCTGTAAATGGGATTATCAGCATAATCAATGGGCTGATAGGAGCCTTGAACAAGGTCAAGATAAACATACCTAAGGTTCCAGACTGGATACCAGGTATTGGTGGTAAGGGTGGAGGTTCTATAGGGTTCAACATTCCTAAGATACCTTACCTAGCCAGAGGTGGATTTATCAGAGGGGGCAATCCAACACCTGCAGTTATCGGTGAGGGCAGGTACGACGAAGCAGTTATACCATTGTCTGACAGTGTGTTAAGTAAGCTAGCCGAGATGATAGCCAGCAGGATAGGCACACCTGCAGTAGCAGGTGCAGACGGTGGGGTATTTGTGGTTGAAGTGCCAGTCTACCTAGACAGTAGGGAGATTGCACGAGCCACTACACCACACATCAGTAAGAACTTAATGAGACAACAGTTAGGTAGAGACAGTGCTAGAGGAAGGAGGTAGGGAGCATGATTATATACGACGGTGTAGACCTGGGTGAGCTGATGTTCATCCGTGATGTAGAGAGGCCTATAATGCCAGGTCAAACACTGGAAGTAATCAGTATAGAGGGCAGGCACGGAGCCTTGTTCATGTACAAGAAGCACGAGCCTGTCACCCTACCTGTCCAGGTGGTTGTTTCTGGAGACTCAATACACCTACTCCATGAACGTAGACGTGAGATTGCAGCAGCACTGCATAAGAATGAGCCGAAGAGACTCATCTTCACAGACGAGCCAGATAAGTATATCATGGCTATCCTTACAGGTGAGTCTCCTCTGCCAACACTGGCAACTCATGGGGAAGCAACACTAAATTTCTTCTGTCCAGAACCTTTCTGGTATGCAGTGGAGGATGATATTTTTGAGTTCGAGGGAGCAGGCACACACGACTTCAACAGGAAAGGCACTGTTGAGAGTGAGCCTATCATTGAGATAACTGGAGCAATCAGTGGGCAGGTAAGTATAACCTTGAACGGTAAGACAATGGACTACACTGGTGGGCTTGCCCACGGTGATACGTTAGTCATAGACAGCAATTGGATGACAGCCTATGTGCAGGATGCAGAAGGCGAGCGTAGAAGTGCAATCAACTATCTATCAACACTGGACTTTCTGCAGACAAGACCAGGCTTAAATAACTTCAAAGTGGCAGGGAATGGCATTAATACAGTCAAGATAACCTGCAGGAGCAGATGGTTGTAAAGGAGGGATATCATGGCGAAATCAAATTTTACCAAATTAGGTACAGCAGACAGTGTCATATCAGCACACCTGAATGGGCTGGGGAATGCAATCAACAAAGTTGAGAGCATTCTAGGCATGAAAACAGCTTCAAAGCAAGACTATGCGTTAACACCTGTAGCTGACCAGGATGATGTCAGCTTGCAGTACAGGATATACGAGTGTAACATCACCAACTGGGTGTCCGAGCCTGCACCAGTGATATATAGAAACGGTTCTGTGGTTGACCCAGCTGAATACGTGTTGTACCCAGGACATGGAGCGGTTGTGTTCCACCTGCAACAGGAACCGAGCGATATCATAACAGCAGATTTTTCATATATCACCGAGGGTTCAACGTTAGCAGACCAAGTTAATACCAATACCCAGGACATTAACGACTTGAAGAACAGCAGTGGGGGTGGAGGGGTGACATTACCGTTCCCACTATATATCCCACAGGTGTACCGTAATGCAGCAATTATTGCAGACGGAGCTTGCTACAGAGGGGAAAATAACCAGGGAATAGAACAAGCTGCACACGATTTGGTTGTTCTTCCAATGTATATACCAGAGGAAATGACATTCGACCGAGTAGCGACCAATGTTCTTTCTCCAGGAGGAGGAGGGATGTGGTTCTTGATATACAAGGACAACGGTTCAGGCTACCCAGGAGAGCTGGCATTCTCCGTACACAGATGGGTACCAACTTCACCAGGGTTAGTGTTCACCACCACAGAGTTTACTCTACAACCTGGGTTATATTGGATAGGGTTCCACAGTGATGGTAAGCAAGGCTGTCAAGGATTATACACCAAGTCATTACCTGTAATAGGAACTAACTGGAATCCAGCAGAGAGCTATGTAGCCTACAGGGTGAGTACGACTTACAGTTCAAGCACTCCTAAAAATCCGTTCCCAGCAGGGGCAGGGTTATGGAGTAAAGAAAGTCATGAGGCATTACCAGCACTATTTGTTAGAAGGAAGTAGGTGAAGGCAGATGATGGTAAGGTACAACCAGCTTAACACAATCAGATATAACCGAGTTGGTAAAGTCAGGTATAACGACCGAGCCGACCTGGTACCAGTTGTGCCTTCCTTCTACGACCGACTGGCAAAGGCAAGACCTGTCATCCTAGATGAGGACGGGAAGGTACTTGCAGTTCTGGAGAATGCCAGAGACGTGATTATATCTGAGGAAATCAATGGTGAGCACACTTTGACCTTCACTTTACCCTTCAACGACAGCAAGAGACAATATGTTTGTAATGAGAGGCATGTGAGGGTTGTAGATAGGGAATATGTTATCAGGAGGATTAACATAATCCGACCTGAAAGTGGCAGTATTTCCGTAGAGGTTTACTGTGAGGCAACGTGGTATGAGCTGAAATACAGTGAGCCTATGACAGGAGTAACCGAATGGACAAATGAGGTTCCAAGAACAGTGCTGCAGGCAATATTGGCAGGTACCGACTGGAGCCTTGGAGAGGTTGAGATATCTACCAGACGAGACTTTTCAGTAAATGAACAACTGACAAATAGACTATCAGCACTATGGGAGGTTCCAGAGATATGGGGTGGAGAGCTTGAATTTGACACAGACAAGCGTGTAATCCACCTTAGAGAACAGATAGGTGGAGACCCAGGGGTTGCCATTATGACAGGCAAAAATATGAGGAGCATGGAGTCAGAGATATCCACCGAGGAGTTGGCTACCAGACTATATCCTTATGGTAAGAACAAGTTGACAATCAGAGACGTTAACCAAGGCAAGGAGTATGTGGAGAACTTCCAGTACACTGACAAGGTTAAGGTAAAGATATTTCACGATGAGAGGTTCACCAATCCGTTCCACCTGAAGGAGAAGGCAGAGGAAATACTTGCTGAGATATCCAAGCCGAGGGAGAGCTATATTGTAAAAGCTTTAGACCTGTCATTCCAGACAGGATTGAGCCACGAGACCTTCAAGCTAGGAGATAAGATAACAACTTACGATAAAGACCTTGGCGTGTTCATTAAGACCAGGATAGTCAGGTGGGATTACAACGTTGTCAAACCGTGGGAGACAGACCTGGAATTGAGTGCCAAGAGTCCAGACCTTAGAGACCTGCTAGACCACGTCAAAGACGTAGCAGGGCAACTGGAGTCTGCAGACACAATTGACAGAACTGATATGTTGAACCTGATGGTGTTCAACTATCTGATGAACAGCCGAGCTGAAGAGGGGTTCTCACACTGGAGCAATGTTGGATGGGAAGTTGATGCCACACGAGGCAAGACAGGCACAGCAAGTTTTAAGTGTGTAGGTAGTCCTACCCAGGAGAAATTCATGGAACAGGTAGTGTACCCTTCCAACCGTGAGAATTATGTAATCAGTTTTGAGGCAGATGTAACTGGAGTTACCAAAACTTCTAATACCAGAATCGGTATAGAAGTGGAAATTGAGTATGAAGATGGCAGTACCGAGGTTAAGTTCCTGCCATTGGCATAAGGAGGTGTAGATATGAGGCAGTATGAGATAATTCAACCAGACACAAGCAAGAGGATTGTGAAAATCAAGGTAAGGCTGATAGGAAGCAGGTTCTCTGGTATTATCTACATCACCGACATCATGCTACAGGGAGGAACTATACCCACAGAATGGAACGGACATCCTTCTGAGATAAAGTGGGTGATGTAAATGGGCAAGTTCACAAGATATTTGCAGGTATTGCAACCTAGCGAGGGTAAACGTGTGAAATCTATGGATATTAAGGTTGTAGCTGAGAGGTTCCATGGAGAACTTGTCATCACCGATATCATGTTCCAGGCAGGGAAACAGGCTACAGCCTACATTCCAAACACAGCAGAGATACTAAAACTGGTGGAAGCCACCATAAATGAGAACGACACAGCAGTTGGGAACGACGTTTATCAAGACTACCAGCCAAGAATATTCCCAGGAGTGACAAACAGGTTCTTTAATTTGGTTGGTAGAGGACACGAAGTGATAGTTGTTCCCAACGTTTACCATGAAAATCATGCCGAGCCTATCATTACAACAGGGCTTGACTTTACAATATATCCGAAGAACGACTACGATTTACTGAGAATTTCAACAAATTTTGGTACTGAACTAGAGTATGGGGTGTTTTCAGACGTATTTGAGGAACATCCACTTCACTGGAGGTACACCAGAGAGTTTTACCTTGATGGAGCGAGTGCAGGTACAGAAATCAAGCTGCATGCCAGCACCAGAACAGCCACTGTAGGGGGTGTACCACAACCACTGGGAGTAAGACACATTGAAGTGGGTAAAGTCAATGGAGAGAGCCGAATTTTGACCACTCCAAGGCAAGCATTCATGGTTGCACCAGTGGGCTCATACCGTATAAGGGTGGAATTCTACAAGCGTGTAACTGAGATAATTGAAGATGAGTGGGGTGGAACCACTCAGATTGAGTATATGAAAGATACAGGAATAGGGTTTCAGGGGGTTGTTGAGTTCACACAGTATGCGTTGGGAGGTGGAAGAATATGATTAAGCTACTATCTTGGACATTACATGCACCAAGCAGTGACCAATTCAATCAATACAAGCAGAAAATAGGTGGACAGTGGGTAACGATTAATCCAGATGCACCGAAGAACTGGGGAGTGAATGAGAGAGGTTTTGTTGATGCGATTGAGTTATACCACCATAAGATATATGCAATTGGTATGCACGACTTTGGGGTTGCTGCAGATGGTACTATATACAACTTCAAGGCAACTAGTCAGAAGGTTCTCACTCCTGACGAGACTGAAATTAACTCATGGGTTCCAACGTCACTGAGATACATGATGGAAACCTTCCCAAACATCAAATGGAGCATACAGTTGGTAGCCTTCAATGACCCAATCATCAGGAGCTTACTGGATAACAAGAGCGTCCAGGACACGTTGATAAGGCAGACCAGACGTATTGCCGAGTTGTACCTTGCAGCAGGTTACCCAATAGCAGGTATTGAGAGTGACATGGAGCGAGTGGGTATGGAGCCAGGAGATGGTGAAAAATACCGTGATTTGCTGGCAAGAATAAAGCAAGAAGTTTGTGTTCCACTAGGGTTAGAATTGAGAGTAAACCTATATTCTATGACAGGAGCAAATAATCCTAGCTACTATGCTTGGCATAGTTATCCGTTAATGCTGGAGGCAAATTGTGATGAGTTCCAACTTATGACTTATGACTTCTCATGGGCAGGTTCTGCACCTGGACCAAGTACACCTACATGGTGGCTAAAGCAGGTGTTAGACTGGGTAGAACAATCACTTCCTCCAGAGAGGGTGTTCATAGGTAATGCTGCATATGGCAGACGTTGGGCAATTCATGTAGTTGGAGAACGAGGGAGAACCGTTACCTACAAGCAGTTGATACAATGGCAGAACGGTTTGTATAGGCACAACGAGGGTTCTACCAGACCAGATGGTACGTTCTGGTGGAGTAATCAACCTTTTCTACCGTTCTGTGGTAACCATGACAGGGAGAGCCACTACCAGGTGAGTTACCTACATGTGTATGACAAGTTCTCTGCAAACCACCTGGAAACAGTGGTTAACATCAACCGTGGAAAATACAACGAGGTTCCGTTCATCACCAGCTACTTCAAGAGACAGCGACCCATATTTGGAGGGGTGCAGGCTATTGTGTCTTCAGGTGATAAGAGTGGCGAGGTTAGTGAGTCATCGACCGTAACCAGGAAAGACCAAGGTTTACCTGAGACGACCTTCCAAGGGTATACGGTTAACAGACAGCAATTTGCTTACAGTGAAGAGCTTAAGGCATGTATACCAGCAGTTGTAGGGTGGGATGGGGAAGAACCTATTCTGTCCGAGCCTGGTAGAGTGAGGTACACCTTCAATGCCACAGGCAATTATAAGTTGATAGCTTTGGTGAGTTTCCCTGCATATGGGGCTGACCGAATTGATATAACTGTTAATGGCACACCTTACATCATAGGAGGAGACAGCTTGGAAGACTGGTATCCGTTCTATGTTCTAGCCAGCCACTACTACGACTGTGGCAACTGGAACTTCTCAGGCACTAACACTATCGAGGTGCAGAGGACTTACGGAGGTGCCATAATATACGGTTTCATTGTTTGCCAGAGCTATGACCAAAATTTTACAGGAGGAGTGATGCGTTGCACAGCAAGTGTACGACCAATGTATGAGAGAGATACCGTTCAACAAGGGGTGCTTAAGAAGAGACTTGCAAACCTTCCAGACAAGTTGACAATAACTATGGAGACTATCAGGAGGGTGCCAAGACCTGCAATTGTATGGGAGGACAGTATATCACCATACGTTAGGCAGGAGGTTCCAGGGAGAGACTTAACAAGGACTTCTTACTACAGGAGGGCAAACCCAACCAGTTACTCCAGTGGCAGTGGAGATACTCCATATGACACAGGTGACAGCATAGTATGTATCGACACAGTACAACCAGTGGGGTATAGTTCAGGTGAGTGGTTGATTCACGAAGATGGGTATGCATATTGTGACAACGGACAACTGGTGCTTGACAAACAGTTCACCTGTAACATCAGAGCGGAAATGAGATTGTATTTTGAATCTGGTTATAACCAAGCTGGGGGCATCAGATTTAAAGCTAGCCAAAGAGGTTCCTCACAGGAAGGGTACTTGTTTTTGCTTGACTACAGAGATAAGACAGTTAAGCTTATGTATCAGAACGGTTCTTCCAAGCAAACGATTGAGAGTGTTCCCATGACGAGTTCCTTGATAGGCATGAAAGATGAAGGGATTACTGTTACAGCCACAATCCACAATGGAGTTTTCTACGGACAGGTGGGTTCCAACGTGTACATCCAGCGTTCATTGTCCACACCGACAGCAGGAGCATACGGTGTGTATGTCGAAGGAGGCAGGATGAGGCTGTACAACTTCTCAATACAAACAACTGACAGGTATGAACCTATGGAGAAATTGGCAGTAGTGATTGACGGACAGCGTTACACCTTTGGAGAAGTAGAGCGTACTGTAGAGTACGACAAGTTTGGGTATCTCATATATTCTGGACTTGACCCAGAAAGTACAGAGGTTGAACCACACCCATGGGATTTAGACTACAGGCATTCGCCAATAGCGACCGTGCCAGCATGGCAAGGAAACAAGGAAATTGAACTAGAATTCATTGATGCTGGTATCTGGGCAAGGACAGTATATATTGGAGACTCTGAAGGTTTCTCAATAGCATGGAATGGTGATGCCCAAGCCTTGATGAAGACAGCAGACATCATTAGAGCTTATAATATCAAGGGTATAGGCATGTGGACACTAGGTCAGGAGGACACGACGGTATTTGGCTACTTGCCTGATGCTGACAGGTAAGGAGGATGGTTACTCTATGAGGAGTGGAGAACAATGGTATTCTAACAAAGACCTATTTGAAATGCTTAATGGGTTGAGGATGGACTTGGTTGAGACCCAATCTCAGATGAAGAAATACAATGACTTGAGAGCGACGTTGAACAACGTGATGAAGTCACAAGAAACACTCACTAAGCTGGTTAACCAGACAATTGACAAGGTTAATGACATGGATGCAGCCAGGAACTCAAGACGACAGACCTACAAAGACGCAAAAGACATAATCTTATTAGTGATAGCAGTAGCAGGGTGGTTACTAACACTAATAGGGTTCTTTCTCAAATAATCGGATAAACTAAATTGGAGGTGATTATATGAGCAAGAAGGTTATGATTGACCCAGGGCATGCACCTGGGAACATTAACCGTGGGCCAACAGGATACTACGAGTACCAGGGAATGTGGAAACTCTCCAACTACCTGAAGGAAGAGCTGACCAAGAGGGGTGTACAAGCAGACCTGACTAGGACAGAGAACCAAGACCCAAGCCTGTCCGAGAGGGGTAAGAAGTCCAAAGGTTATGACATGTTTATCAGCGAACACAGCAATGCCCACAATGGCAAGGCAAGGGGTGTGGAGGTGTACTACTCACTACAGAGACCTGGAGATAAGGTTCATGCACAGACACTGTCAAAAGCTATCTCCACTGTGATGAACAATCCTGACAGGGGTGCAAAAACAAGAGAATATCCTAACAAGCCTGGAGTTGACTACTATGGAGTAATCAGGGCTGCAGTCAGTGTTGGTTGTCCTCATATATTCCTGGTGGAGAATGGGTTTCATGACAATCCCCAAGATGAGGCATGGCTGAAGCAGGACAGCAACTTAAGGAAATTGGCACAGGTACAGGCTGACGTTATCTGTAACATCTTAGGGGCTAAGCCACAACCACAACCACCGAGTGATGGAGAGACCTTATACCGTGTTCAGGTGGGAGCCTTCAAGAACAAGGAGTATGCTGACAATATGTACAACAAGCTGAAGACAGACGGTTATGACACCTACATGGTAATAGCAGATGGTTTCTATAAGGTGCAGACTGGTGCCTTTAAGAACAGGCAGAATGCTGACAATCTGGCAAACAAGCTTAAGAAGGCAGGTTATGATGTTTATGTCACAACCATGCATGTCGATGACCTTATCAAGCAGTAAGAAGGAGGTGAGAAGGTATGGTAGAGGTGCTACAATTCATAGGTTCATGGTGGGGTTTGCTTATCGTAGTGTTGTTCCTGGTAGGTTATGCAATTTACGACTGGGGGAAGGCTAGAAAGCTTATTGCTTCTATGATATTCCATGCTGAAGAGAGAGCCAGGGAATTGGTGCTGGAGAACGGAGAGGCAAAGTTCAACTGGGTTAAAGAGAACACATACCCAATGCTACCTAAGTGGATAAGGTTCTTCCTGACAGAAGATATGTACGAGGCCTTGATACAAAAAGTGTTCGACGAACTCAAGGGATGGGCTACCACCAGACCGTTACCAAAAGAGTAGAAAAATTTTCAGGGAGGGGGTTGTAAAACACTCTCCCTGATATAATGTAAGTGAAAGGAGAGGTGATGCCTATATGGCAAATAAAATCTTAGTTAACAAAAGTGGAAAAGCTTGTCCAGTGTATGACAGACCTGGTTGGGCGGACATTGAGAACTTGACTAGGATTGGCACAATCTATGACAGGGAAGTGTATGGTTATGACGAGGGGTGGGGTGGAGACGGTGTGTTCAATGCAATCGTTTTCAGAAACTCTAGTGGGCAATTAGCATATGGGTTCCTTGACCCAAGTGTAGTTAAACAGAACTGGAAAGTCATGACTCCTATCACAGATTACCCTTACGGCACAGTTACTATTGATGGCAAGACCTTCTACACCTTTAAGTTCAGACGTAAAGAGAGCGTGTACAAGGCAGACGGTTCTTACTGGGGTGCAGTTGCATCTGGTATGAGAATTGCCTGCAGTTCAGCATTAGCTGGAGCGTCTAATCCTCACTGGAAGGGTGTCAACTATGTAGAGCGTAGCACTGACAGAGCTTGGATTAAGGTAACAGGAGCAGGGTATGATTATGGGTTTGTTAACATTGGCTTGGAAGACGGTTCCATGCCTACCAACATCTCCATGTATGGCACCTGGTAATAACTGACTGAGAGATAATAAAGGTTCCTCTTTATAAGAGGGGCCTTTATTTTTGTGTTTTCATTCAAGGTGTTTCACCTTGTTTCACCTTGAATCAAGGTGAATCAAGGTGAAACAAGGTGAAAATTTCACTGTGTTTCACCTTGAATCAAGGTGAATCAAGGTGAAACAAGGTGAATGATATCCCATTTTTTGGCTGTGATAACCTTCTTTCAGGTGTCTAATACACAAAAAATCGGTTTCAAAAGATAAAAATAATTGCTATAATGCCTGGTATTACTGGGCTACATGGAAAGTCGGCTTAAAACCAAAAATCTTCCTCCCCACCTGAAAATGGGTTTGGGGTAAATTTTTTCACGGTGAATGAAAATATTTTTGGAAAGCGTTTTTACTGGGAGGATGAAATTTCAAATCATGCCGATTTTTTATGTCAACATGGAATTAAATTTGCCAGACGGTACATAATAATAGTGAACAGGGGAGTGAGATTCCCAAGGTTCTACCAAAAGGTAGGTTTTAAAGAAAGTTTGAAAAAGTTTGAAAAAGTCTGAAAAAGTTAGCACAATGAAGCAGGTATATGAATATGGCAGATAAACAGTGAAAACGAGTTGTTAATGGATGTGCTTCCAAACCGATTTCAGAGTATAATTAGATTAACAACAAGGCGATAGCCTAGAACCAAATAATAAGGAGGAAATCAGGATGAAAAAGAACACAGGCTTCAACAACCAGAGGACATTCGGAGTGGAGATTGAGTTTTTCTTAGGCAGAACCAACAGACGTGGGGCACACGCAGAGGAAGTTGCCCAGGCAGTGAGAGAACAAGGAATAGAGTGTTACGTAGAAAGTTACAACCACATAACCAGACCACACTGGAAGATAGTTACCGACAGCAGTGTAAGTTATGAAGGACTTGAGATTGTGAGTCCACCTCTCAAAGGACAAGACGGTTTGAATCAACTTAAGAAAGTTCTCGAGGCCCTTAACAAGGCAGGAGCAAAGGTTGACAGAAGTTGTGGAGTTCACGTTCACCACGACGCAAACGACTTCACACTGAGAACATTCAAAAATCTATACGGTTTGTATGCTAGATTCGAAGATTGCATAGACGAATTGGTAGTCAAGAGCAGACGTGGGAGTAACAACAGATACTGTCAGAGTCCACGAACAAACCTAGAGCAACTGCAGAATGCCAAGAGCGTTAACGAGATAATCGACAGGGTATATCCAAGCAGATACATCAAGTTGAATTGTCAGAGCTTTAGAAGACACGGAACAATCGAATTCAGACAGCACGGTGGAAGTACAGAATACCAGAAGATTATGAGTTGGATTGTATTCACTCAGATGATGGTTGAGAGAGCTGTCAACGGAACAATCCAACTGAAGGAAGGAGCTACCGACTGGTTCAACTTCAAGAAAGTTATCAGAGCATACGGTTGGATGGGTGCCGACGAATTGCAGCAGGAGGCAATCAGCTACCTGAACAAGAGACGTCAGGAACTGGCTAAGAAATACAACCTGACTTTAGCAAGCTAACAGCCGAAACTCCCCCAGGTGGGGAGTCTGGTGGGGATTGCCTCCCACCACTGATGATGGCAGGCAACTGAACTTTGAAAAGGAGTGATGTAGATGATTAAGATTATCTGTGAAGACGGTGCTAGGTTTGAGGCCGAGACTTACGAAGACCTGGTGTCAGCAATGAAGCTTGACATGTGGTTGCCACAGAGCCAAGATGAATACATGGCAGGAGTAGCAAGACGTTGTGAGGTGTGGGATGGCAGCAAGATACAATACAGCAATGCCAAAGAGTTCATTCATGAGTTGCTGAGAGTTGGAGTTATTAAAATGATGACAGGAGGTGAATAAGATGTGTACACTGAAAGTGTATAACAAGGCTGAAACGGAAATGCTGCAAGTCAGGATTTACATCAAGCAATGGTTCGCAAGAAAGATAGGCACACCTAGAGAGCTGCAGGTAACAATCAAGCATGAGACAGAAAAAGCTTACCTAATAAAAGGGCATGCATTAGCTACACCAACTAGCACCTGCAGACATTGTGGAAGACGATTGACCCACCCAGTGAGTGTGTTGTACGGAATTGGACCAGAATGTGGCAAGCACTACCATATCCCACAGCACCCAGAAGACGTTGAGGCAATCAGAAAGATGATTGAGCAGATTGAGTATGAAGGATGGATACCTAAGAGTGCAATGGAAGTTTTTGAGGAAGTTGGAATTTAATCTTACCGTTAGGATATAATGATACCAAGAGGTAGGTTTTGAAGAAAGTTTGAAAAAGTCTGAAAAGATTAGCATTAAGGAGGTGGACACGTGAACATGGCAGGTAAACAACGAAAACGAGCTTTTTACAGATGTGACTTCAAACCGACTTTCAGGTAAAATTAGACTAACGACAGGGCAACATCCCAAAACCAAATAATAAGGAGGAAATCAGAAAATGATGTATGGATTAAGGTGGACAGAGACCGACCGTAACGACCAGATTGTAACCAAGGAGAAGGATTTTAAGACAGAAAAGCAGCGTGCAAAGTTCATAGCTAAGCTTGAGGAAAAGGGTAACTTCATCGAAGTGGTGGCTTACTCTGACCCAGAGCCTGCACCTGCACCTGCACCTGCACCTGCACCTGCTACCAAGACCAGTGGAGTGTTCAAGGTAGTGACAGACCGTAACCTAGACTTTTATTATGTAGGTGCCAGCAGTCAAATTGAGATAGCCTTCAGAGACTACATGAACTGGGTAACCAAAGGTAAGGCACCGAAAGCAATCCAAGAGGAAGCAGACAGACACAACCGTAACCCTGAGATTTTCAGGTTTGAGGTTTTGGAAGAGATGGAAGGCAGCAGAGCAGAACTGAACGAACGTAAGAAGGAGTGGATTGAGAGATTAGCTAACAACCAGCCTGAACCTGAAACAGAACAGGAACTCACTATTGAGGAACGTAACAGACTCATTCTTGAGAGACTGGCAGAAGGCAAGAGCGTTACCGAGGTTGCAGAAGAGTTTGGGATTAGTAAGTCAACAGTGTACAACGTCAGGAATTCCCAATAAGATGTCGAAACCACCTGCTGGTGGATGCTGGCAGGTGGTAGCTGGGAGATGACCTACCCAGCCTGATGATGACAAGTCAGAAGGAGGAATGAGGATGATATATTTTGCATACGGTAGCAACCTGCACCTGGAGCAAATGCTGAGACGTTGCCCAGACGCAGAGCCACTGACACAAGCTATCCTGTATGGTTACCGACTCACGTACAGAAGAGGAGTTGCTACAGTTGAGAAAGCAGATAAGAAAGACCGAGTGTACGGAGCATTGTACAGGATTAGCAAGAGAGACCTGAAGACACTGGATACATACGAGGGGTATCCCAGAGTGTATTACCGAGACACCGTACAGGTGGAAGCCAGAGGAATGGGTTCGGTACGTGCTATAACGTACAAGATGCACAAACACTTTGAGTTTAGCTTACCAAGAGCTGGATATTATGAAATTATCCAGGAGGGATACCGAAACTGGGGTTTACCCATGGACTCACTGGAAATGTCACTTGAAAATTTGGGTTCTGTTGGGTTATCAATAGGTAGGTAGGGATATTACCCTTCTGAAAATCCACAAGTTCCTTGGAAATTGAATATTATAAAGGGGGAAATTATTGTGAGGATATTTGAAGAGAACATACGCATGGCATATCATATTGCTTCTCAGTTTACACCAAACACAATCGTTGACATGGATGATATCAAGCAACTTGCACTTATAGGATTATACAAAGCAAGCCAAAATTATAAGGACAGTTTAGGGTTTACATTCAGCACTTATGCCTATAAGGTTATGAGGAATGAGATACTTAAAGAACTCTCAAAACACAACATCTGTGACAGTATAGATGAGATAGAATATGATGTGGCTGATGAGAGTTGCAATCCAGAAGAGGAATACATTGGCAGTCTCCAAAGGTTCAGTTCAGTTCTGACAAACCAAGAACACGAGGTTGTGTCATTAACCGTACAGGGTTATTCTCAGAAAGAGATATCCTTGAGGTTGAACCTGTCACAGTCACAGATAAGCAGGATATTCATCAAGGCTAAGAAGAAGATTAAAGAGGTGTTGGAAGATGGCTGTGTTGCTAATGTGGGATAATAAATTGGCACTAAAATGTGCCTTTGAAGAGAAAGAACTTGCTAAGTCAGTTCCAGGCTGGAAATGGAATGGGCAGATGAAAGTTTGGGAATACCCAATTGAGAAGGAAACGGTTGACCAGTTAGTGTCAACCTTTCCTAACCTTAAAGTGGCACCTGATGTTAAGGAACACGTTAAACGTATCGAGCGTAATAGGATGAAGTTGTTGGAGTTGAAGGAAATTAAAGACGTTGACATCAACGTTCCGTTTGCCGACAAGCTTAGAAACTACCAGAGAGTGGGAGCTAACTTCTTGAGCACAACTGGCAAGTGCATTCTGGCAGATGACATGGGTACAGGTAAGACGTTACAGACAATTACAGCATGTGAGGAGCTTGGAGCCAAGAGAGTGTTGGTTGTTTGTCCGAATAGTTTGAAGTGGAACTGGCATGACGAGGTTGGTAAGTGGACTGACAGCAAGGCAGTGGTGGTTGACGGAACCAGAGCCAAACGTGAGAAGGCTATCGAGGAGTTCGACGGGAAATACCTGATAATCAACTACGAGTCAATGAGATTGCACGAGGAACTGCAGAAAATGCACTGGGATGTGTTGGTGCTGGACGAGGCACACAAGATTAAAAATAGGAAGGCCCAACAGACCAAGGCTGTTAACAAGATTAAAGCCGACCGTATATTCCTGTTAACAGGTACTCCAATGCTGAACAGACCTGATGAGTTGTGGAGCCTGCTGCACAGACTATATCCTGACAAGTTCAGGAGCTACTGGAGGTTTGTGGAGAGGTACTGCACTATAACCGACAATGGTTGGGGTAAGGAGATAGGTATGGGTACACCAGAACAGCAGGAGGAACTCAAGAGACTGTTGGCACCTATTATGCTTAGACGAACTAAGAAAGAGGTTCTTACCGAATTGCCTGACAAGATACACCAAAGGTTCCTGGTAGAGCTTACAGGCAAGCAAGCTAAGATTTATAAGAGCATGGAGCGTGATGCCATAGCTACACTGTCAAACGGAGAGACCATTGCAGCACCAGTGGTGATTGCACAGATTACCAGATTGAGACAGATTGCCGTATCTACACAGTTGCTGTCAGATGAGGTTGCCGAGAGTGCCAAGTTTGAGGCATTAATGGAGCTGATACAGGACAATATAGCTGGACATAAGATAGTGGTATTCAGTCAGTTCCGCAGAGCAATAGAACTGTTCAGCAAGCAACTGGATGAAGCAGGTATCAAATGGGTTGCTGTTACAGGTGCAGTCAAGCAAGAAGACAGACACCAGGCTACAAAAGATTTCCAGGAGAAGGACGACGTGAGGGTGATGCTTGCAACTATCGAAGCAGCAGCACATGGACTAACCTGGACTGCAGCAGACATTGCCATATTCCTTGACAGGCACTGGACACCTGCAATCAATGCACAGGCTGAAGACCGTTTGCACAGGATGGGGCAGAAGAACAGCGTAACCATTGTAAACATGGTGGCACGTGGAACCGTAGAGGAATACATTGAGAAGTTACTGGAAGCGAAAGGGGAGAGCTTTGATGCAATAGTTAATGGGCAACTGACAGCAGAAGACTTGAGGCAGATTTTCAGATTATAAGGAGGTATTGGATTATGAGAAAGATGATGTTAGTTATGGGAGTGCTGATTATGGCACTGTGCCAATTTACCTTCTCTCCCAGGAGAGGAGGTAAATTTTTGCAAAAATTCAGAAAAATTGGGGTTAAATCACTTAGCGTTCTGCTATAATGAAGTAGAATGGTGGAGATACCTACCTAATGCTATAAAGAGGAGGGATAAAATGAAGACTTTAAAAGAAGGTGGATTCCAGGAACTGGGGTTCTTTAAGAATAGGATAGGAAGAGCTTACGGCAGGGGTGAGATAGACCGAGACACTTTTGAACGACTTAGTGCTAAGACGGAAGACCTAATCAAGGAACTGGAAGTCTTGCCTAAATGGAAAGATGATGATAAATAAGTACATCAGGTAGGTATCACACCGAAAATTATAAAATAAGGAGGGTTATTTGATGTCAAAGAACGTAGTGAGCTACACCCAGTTAAAATCATGGAAGAGGTGTAGACAGAAGTGGTATTATCGTTACGTGAGAGGGTTAGTTCCGAAGGAACGTGTCAAGAAGATTGACCTGGGTAACTATGGGCATGCATTACTGGAAGCATACTACAAAGGGGAAGACCTGCAACAAGCCAGTGAGAACTATTGGCGTGAGCAGACCAAGGATATGTTCCAGGAGGAAATGATTGAGTACCAGGAGGTAAGAGACCAAGCCGAGCAACTGGTGAAGCGTTATATTGACCATTATAATAAGGTAGGGGATGACCTAAAAATCCATGCAGTGGAGGAACACTTCCAGGTAGCAATACCGACAGCAAAGGGCTACAAGTCTATGACTAGCCTGCAGGGAGTGTTTGACCTGGTAGTAGAAGATGACACAGGAGAGCTGTGGTTGGTTGACCACAAGTTTACCAGCATTGACTTAGACAAGTATGAAGAAAACCTGGTTCTTGACGAACAAGCAAACTACTACCTGTGGGCATTGGCTGAGATGCTGGGTGATTATAGGGCTGTATCTGGTATCATATTTAACCTTATTCGCACCAAGTTACCGACGGTTCCCCAGGTGCTTAAGAGTGGAGGATTGAGCAAGGCTAAGAGCATTGACACAGACGTAGACACCTATCTCCAGGCGATTAAGGACAACAGACTCAATCCTAATGACTATGTGGATATCCTTAACTACCTGAAGGAGAACTCAAAACCGTTCTTCAAGAGACATAGAGTTTATCGTACACCAGAGGAGCTTGAGAACATCAAAAATGAACTGTATGAAATGTCTAGAGACATGAGGGG